AAATTCACCGCGTCGAATGCATCAGTGTAGACGCGAAGACCGTTCTGGTAGAGCACCCCGGTGGGCGTAAAAGTTTTCGGCCCTACGATGACGTTGCCGGTAATGGCAATGTCGCCCATCGGCGTCATCGTCAGGTATGGCGCGCGATTGGTGATGTAAGACGCAAGGCCGGCGGATCGAATTTCGACGGCCCCGCCGTCCTTGTCTTCCACATCATTAGCGTAGAACGCGTTGCCAGAAATTGTCGCCTGGGAGGTCGGCGTGGTGATGGCAATGAAACTGGAGTAGCCGATGACCGTGTTGCCAGTGACCGCGATTCCACGGCTGCGCGTCTGAATCGGCGCGGTGTTGCAGATGGTCGGCGCGTCGGTGTTGAACGTGTTGTTGGCGATGACCACATCCACCATCGCCGGATAGGCGGGATGTTCCGAGCAGTTGTAGCAGTTGTTGTTGGCGAATACCACCGACTTACCTTGGCGCTTGACAGCGCCAAGCGCCGCGCGCCCAGCGGGGCTGGCATACGTAAAGGTTGCAGTTTCCGGCTGGTCTGCGGTGTTGTAGGTGGACTCGCCAGATAGGCAAACGTCCGTCCACTCAAAGTGGTTTGAATCGACGATGACGCCGTCTATGCCATCGGTGTTGATGGCATGTATGAGCGCGCGCCCCGGCGTCGAATGAGATGCCGCCACGAACTGACAGTTCGTGATCTTGGACTGATAGTTCTTGGTGGTGTTGAAGTATTGGCTGTTGGCGTAGTCGTAAGACGCAATCTGCTCGTACCAGATGGCAGCAGAATCGATGCTGGCGAACGAGCAGTTCTGCACGAGAGTGTTCTTGGAGTTCTTGAACACGATGGCCGTGCGGAAGTCAAAAATGGCGCTCCCCGAAACGCTGTGGCGCGTGTTTTCTCCGACGAACGTCAACCCTTGCGCCGTGACATTTTGGGTAGCCGACGCCACATTGCTGTCGGGAGTGCCGACAAACAGGATCGGGTACGCCAGAGCGTAGGTCGATATGTCAGTGTTGAAGCGCCGCAAGAAGGCATTGCTGCCTTGCAACGTGATGTTGCTGGCCGTAATCTTGATGCCCCAACGGTCGTTGGTGCCCACGTTGCGTGCGATGCGGTATGTGCCAGGGGGAAAAAACACCGTGCCGCCAGTGACGGTAAGGCTGTCGATAGCGGCTTGAATCGCCACCGTGTCATTAGCAACCCCATCCCCCACCGCTCCAAAATCCTTGACCGACACCACATCTCGCAGCTTGCTCTGCACGGTGCGCGCCTGCGCGCTGGTGCCGGCTTGCAGAAACCCGACCAGCGCCGAACCGCCAGAAGCAGCCAGTTGAGCCAGGATGTTCTGCACGGTAGCCTGATCCGGCCCATTCAACCCATCCACCGTCCACACCAGCACGTTTGCCGAGGTGTAAAGCGCCAGCTTGTAGGGCGACGAATCCATCCACACCGAAGCCTCGCCCCGGGTATCCAGAATCACCGGATTCGCGTTGGCAACGTTTCCCGTGCTGTCGGTGTAGGTCGCGCGCGGCGTGGTCGTCCCGGCGTCGTAGCTGTAGAGCTTGCCGCCCGACAGCGGATTGCCGTTGGCGTCGAAGAATTGCAGCTTCGGCTGCGGGCTGATGCTGACTGCGGGCATGGCTAGTAGTTCCCAGCGTAAACGTTGAACCGCTGCCGCGTGGCGACCAGCGAGTACGGCATCGACATCACATCGTCGGGGTTGTTGATGCGCTTGAGGTTGCGCTTGCTGGTCATGGCGATGCGCTTCACCTGAGGCGTCGGCTCGACGCCGAACTCAGGCGCAAACTCGCAAGCCAGGTTGTAAACGAACGCGCGCAGATACCCGGGCGGGAACGCAAGATTCGTCGCCAGCACGGCCGGCTGTGACAGTTCTTCCACCGAGATGAAGTGCCACTCCAGCAGCCGCGTAGGCACCGGGTAGATGTACATCTCGATGTCCGGGTAGGTCATGTTGACCCACAGCACCTGCGGGTACGTCGAGGTCACGGTCTTGACCGCGATCCCGTTGTACTGCTGCTGGTTGATCAGTTTGACACCGAAGCTGACATTGGTGCTCGGGTCGCGGAAGTACGTCGCGTCGTCCAGCAGGATTGGCCGGTTGCCGACGAAGTCGCCGGTCGGCCCCAGTGTGCGGCTGACCGTGCTGGTTGGCCACAGGAACGTCTGGTCTTGCGTGGAAAAGACCGACAGCCGCTCGGTGTTCCATGAATCAATCATCTGATTCATGGCCGTCAGTGCGTCTTGCGAGACGGCCGCGGATGGCGTTTCGCCTTCAGCCAGCACACCAAGCAGTCTGAGCGCCCGATTGATCTGGTCGCCGGCAGTCGCCATGTCAAGCTCCGGTGGGTTCTACGATCTTGCGCGGGCGCCCGCGACGGGGCAGTTCGTTGACGACCGGGGCGGGTTCCGGGGCGGGCTCAGGGCTAGGCGCTGACGGGTCGAAGACTTCCCATCCCGCACCAATGTCGCCTTGCGCCTCCATGTCGGAGGACGCGACCTTGGCGCCGTGGATGGGGTGTCGAAGGTAGATGACTGCCATGATGTGTAAAGGATAGGGGCCGAAGCCCCTACCTTATCACGACGCCATGATGACCCAGTCGGTTCCGTCACACACCAGCATCGCCCAGGCCCCGGCAGACGCCGCGAGGATCGCGGTGCCGGCCGTGTTGGTGCCGATGGGCTTGACGTTGGTGCTCGCGGACACGACGGTCTGCGCAGCGATGGTTTTGATCCACACGACGCGGCCGGTGTTGGCCGATGCCGTGGGGAACGTGACCGTGATGCTGCCCGAGCCGTTGCAGACGATGAAGTTTTCGTTGTCGGCAAGCGTGAACGAGGCCGTCTCGATGACGGGCGCGTTGAGCTTGAGTTGCGTGGCGCTGACCGCGCCAGTGGCGGCCACCGATGCGGCGGCGACCGCGCCGGTAGCGGCCACCGACGCGGCGGCGACGGGGCCGGTAACGGTGACGCTCTCGAACTCAGGGTCCGCGAACGCCACACCTACTGCCTTGGTGTTCGGCATGAAATGCTCCTAAGATGAGCCCCCGGCTTACACCGGGGGCAGCGCCATCAAGAGATGCGGTAGCAGGTCCAAGTGCCGTCGCCGGTCTTGCGAGCACGGAAGTGCCCGGAAGTCGCCGCCGCCACCGCACCCGCACCCACCAGCGTCCAACCCGTGCCGACCGCCACCGTGATCGCATCGGAGCCCGAGGCGTCGATGTTGATGACGTAGAAGTCGAACGCGGCATCGACCTTCTGCACCGCGGGCAGTTCGGCCTCCAGCAGCGCGACCGTGGGCAGCACGAGGTTGCCAGCGGTACCGTTGAAGGTGAACAGACCAGCTGCCAGTTGCGCGGCCGTAGCCGTTGCGCCGGCCGTCAGCGCCGTGGGCGCGGTTTGCGGAAAGACCAACGGTTCGCTGGTGTTGCCCGCGCCAACCTGATAGCCGCCAGAGCCATTCGGAAGAGGCATGATGATTCCTTTCGATGTTCAGATGTGAAGTAGGGGGCCGAAGCCCCCTGCTTGGTCAGCCCCAGAGGCGCACGGCCATCTGCGGACGGATCACGCTGTAGCCGTACAACACGTCGATCCGGCAGGGCATGCGGTCGTTGTTGATGTCGTACTGGCGCACGATGCGCAGGCTGATGCCGTTGTGGACGGCACGCGCGGCCATGTCGACGCCCTGCGGGAGCAGCAGGTCGGCGGTGGCGAACGTGATGGCGTCCTTGTGGTAGATCAGGTTCTGCGGATACGCGGTGTTGCCAGCGCCCACGAACACCACGGCCTTGCTGTTGCCAGGCAGGGTGTTGACGGTGGCCAGCGCGTGCGTGGCCGGGTACATGGCCGCAACCTTGAGGTTGCCTTCACCACTGGAGCCCAGCGTCACGTCTTCCGTCACGACGAACTGGAACAGCGAGCCGGTGGACTCACGGGTCTGCGGGTTCACCGCAAAGCAGTCTGCCACCGTGAACACGTCGCCAGCCTTGACCGTGGCGTTGTTGCCAGCGCCGGTGATGGCGATGACCGTGGCGCCGTTGGACGTGACCGCCGCCGAGGTCGTGCCGCCAGTCGCGTTGCGCGTGCCGGTGGTGAAGACCTTGATGGACTGCGACATGTTGATCTCGTCGAAGCCCAGCACGCCCGTGCCCATCATGCCAGCCTTGAACTGCTTGCTGATGGTGTCGGTGGGGTTGAAGAGGCCCTTCATGCCTTCGACCAGGCCCGCGTTGGCGGCCGGGTTGACCGTCGCGTAGCGCGGCGACATCACGGCAGCGTTCTCGTTGAGCTTCTGCTGGCCTTGCAGCAGCACCAGCGAGGTGGCCGGCGTGGTGCCCGGCGTGCCCACCGAGTTACCGATGCCCTTGAAGGCGTTGGCCACGTCAGCGTCGATGCTGGAGGCCAGTTGGCTGATACGGGGCTTCAGCACGCGCTCTGCGAAGTCGTCCAGCTGCATCGTCAGTTCGGCCGACGTGAAGTTCACGCCGATGTGCTTCTGCGACGCGACCGACAGGGTCGTGATCTGCTCGTTGTCGTCCTGGGTCTGGAGGGCAGCGCCGTCCGTCACCAGAGCGCGGTCGGGCAGACGGATGCGCAGCGTAGAGCCGATCTTGGCACCTTCGACGGCGAACGAGTCGTCGTACTGGCGGTTGACGTTGCGGGTGAGAACGAGGTTGTTCTCCAGGATCTCCAGGGCTTTCCTGGTGATCATGTCGATGGTAAGCAGTGAATTGCTCACGTTGACTTCCTTTCAGAAATGGATCAGATGCGGTTCTGCGCTTGCAATTTGCGAATCTGCCTTTGCCGGTCAGCCTCGATCCACTGGCTTGTGCTCATCTGCTTGATGGAGCGCGGGTCGGTGGTGTCGTAGGCCGGGGAGCCCGTGGTACGGGCAGACACAGGCGTGATCGGCTGCGGCGCGGCGGTGGTTTTCTTGACCGGAGGATCGGTAGCCAGTTTGGCCTCGATCTTCCCAATCTCCTTGGCTTGCAGAAACGGGGACAGACGGGAGATGCGATCCGCTTCCTTGGGATTGGAGCCGAGGTAGTAGGCTACGTCGGGACCAACATCGGAAGCCTGGATCGTTTCGGCCATCACGCTCGTGATGCGAAGCGAAGGGTTGTAGGCGACTTGCTCGAAGTCGTCGTACTTCTCCCGAGCTTGCTCTTCACGATCCTGATACGCCTCCAGCACTTCAGCCTGATGCCTTTGGGCTTCCCGCTGGGCGAGCAGTTCCTCGGCCTTCTTGGTCGCCAACGCTTCCGCGTAGGCTTCCGGGGACTCGAAGCTGTCGACTGGCGGTACGTCCTTGGGCGATGCAGCCGCAGGTTGCTGTACCTGCTTGCGCTCCCATTTGCGCTGCTCTCTTGCAAGCCGCTTGCTGATCAGTTCGTCCACCTCTTCTTGGGTGAACGTCTTGGCAGCAGGCTTGGCTTCTTCCGGCGTCGATTCCGACTCAGGGGCGGCCGTCGCAACCTGATCTTGCGGAGGGACTTCTTCCGCAACAACCACTGGGGTTTGTTCGTCCATGTCTGTTCCGAAGAACCCTGGTCTATCGGGCCAGTACGATTTGGGTCACATCATAACCCTTCACCGGGCGTGATGTAAAGGGTAGCGGTGCTGGATGCCGTGCTGGCGGTGAAATACCACTGAGACGGGAAGGTGAAAACCTCCACCCCGCCTGGCACGATGGGTATGGCATTGCCGCTGTTGGTGACAACGGCAGAATTCGTGGCCGCGATTGCCGCGGTCGGGCCGGCGCCGAGAAACGCGGTCACCGCGCCAGTGTTGACGACGCGAAACTGGTTGCGCGAGCCAGGCACCGCGTTGAAGGTCGGCAGCACCTGGAGGGCGGTCGGCGGCGTCACAGCGGCCGTGAACAGTTGCGTCGCGCCGTTTTGGATGAACGCGGTGGTGTACGACATGGTGGTTTCCTTACGCGAGGAACTTGAGTTTGTAGAGCGTCGAGAGGTATAACCCGACAATCTCGTCGATGATGTTTTGGAGCGGCGTGTCGGCCTTGTCGCACACCTTGTAGCGCACGACCTCGACTTCCTTGAGCGAATCCTCTAGGAACTCGATGATGTTGCCTGTTTTCTTGGCGCTCATCAAGGTGATTGGGCCGATCAGCCCGTGCCGGCCCTGATACGCTTCCGCGTACTTGTCGGCCAAGTCGATGATGCCGTCGTAGAACTCGTTGAGCGCCGAGTGCTTGGCAAACGAGCGGGTGTTCAGATGCACGCTGTGGGCCACATCGCGGGCCAGAAACAGCGCGCCGATGAAGTCTGCGCAACTCATAGCGGCATCTCCGGTCGTTCCTGGGCGATTGCCATGTCGCCGGTCGTCATCACGTCACGCAGGGTCTGCAAAACAACCTCTTGGACCTGCTCAGGCTGCATGCCGGCCGCCACGGCCTGCAAACGCCGCGTCTCGGCCTCGTAAGCCTTGACCTCGGCGTCCGTCTCGGCTTTGAAGCGGTCGATCTCCAGCTTCTGCGCCTCCATCGACTGCTGCACACTCTGAAGCATGGAGGCCATCTGCTGCATCTGCGCGCCCATCTCCTCGATGGTCTGCCGCGCAGCCTGCATGGCCGGGTCTTCGTCATCGCTGATGAGTTTCGGGTCGATGGTCTTGGCAAGCCGTTTGGCAAGCTCCTGCGCGCCCGGCCAGTCCATGTTCTTGACGAACAGGTCGCCGGCCACACCCCACAGTTGCGGGTTGCCTTGCAGCACCTGGCCCATTGACTCCATCGCCTCCTGGCGCTTGGTGGCGTAGTTCGGGCCGGTCGTGACCACCACGTCGTACTTGCCGACGCTGGGGTTGTAGACCTTCTCCAGCACGATGCCCTGCTCATTGACGATCTTGCGCACCGGCTCGGGCTGCGTCGGGTCGATCTTGGCCATGCGCGTCTCACCGTCTTCACCGATGATGCGGGCGATGCGCTGGGTGTCGTAGATTTTGGGGATCAAGTCCACCAGTTGCCGGGTGACGTAGCGCACCGCGCGGGCGAGGTTGTCGACGTAGTGGTACGTCCCCACGTCGCCCTCGCGTTGCCGCGCCAGAATGGCCCGGCCGCTGCGCTCGTTGCTCGTCATGCCCAGCGAGGCGTTGTACTGGCCCGTAGACGCCTTGATGTCCTCGCTGGCGCCCATCTTGGCCTGGATCAGCCCCGTCTGGGCCATCGGCGGCTGCGCGCGCTGCGGCAGCGGCAGGATGTTGCCCGCACCGTCCGTCACGTCAGGGTTGACCTCAAGGTAGGGCCAGTTCTGCGTGTTGGCGGTCTTCCACTGCTGCTCGTAGCCCTCAAACTGGCCGCCGTAGCCGATGAACGGCGCCTTGGGCGCCAGTGCCAACATCTCGGCTTCCTGGCTCGTCCAGTAGTTGTACATGCGCTGCGCGTCCTTGGCGTTGCGCACCAAGCCCGACAGGTACATCCGACCTTCGACCTCGAACTCGTTGCCGATGACGCGCACGACGGGGATGTACTTGCCCGCCCACTCACCGCGCTCCAGAATCTCGTAGCCGTTGATCTTGCAGTAGCGGATGCGCCGACGCTCGCTCTTGCGACTGCGCAGCGGCTTACCAAACATCGCCTTGAGTTGCTGGTCCTCGGGCGTACCGGCAAACGCCGTCTGGTTGCCCGGGTACAGGTTCAGCGTCGCCTCGTCGTAATCGACGTAGTAGTAGTCGGCCACCCGCACCGTCTGCTCGTTGAGCCACTGGCTCAGGGATTGATCGCCCACGCCGAGCGTCATCAGGGTGGTTAGCGGCGCGGCGTTGGGGAACATCCGCTCGTAGTCGGACTTGAGGATGTCTTCGGTCACGAAGCACCACTTAGCGTCCGCGCCGCACGGGTCCGTGATCGTCGGGTCCATGTAGACCGAGAACGAGTTGCGCACCCGCCCGATCTTGATGTCCTGGTCGAAGGTCGTGTCGTCGCAGTACTCCGTCAGGATGCGGATGTAGCCTTCGCCGTAGGTGACCTGGTTCTCGCAGGCCGTGTCGTAGGCCACGTCGGCATCCGAGATGTACTGGATGTGCCTGACGATGCCGTTGAAGATTTCCGCGACCTCAACGTCCGCGTTGTCGTCGGCCGGAATCACCTTGCCAGCGGGCCGGTTCTGCCGCTGGTCGTTGGTAACCTGCCTGACGTGCTGCGGCAGTTTGTTGATGGTCAGGCACGGCCGCGCGTTGATCGTCTGACCCTGCACCGCGCCCCGGGTGGCCAGCACGTCCGCGGGCCACTGCCAGTGGTTGTCGGGGCTGCCTGCGAAAAAGCGCAGGTCGTCCAGCTCGTCCTCGCGGCTCTCGCTGTACGACGAGATGGCCGACGACAGGCGCGCTCGGGCCGTGGTCAGAATCTCCGAGTCGCCCTTGCTGCCGCCTGCTGCGACAGCGCCGGCCGCGACGATGCCAGTCGTGTCAGCCATTACTTCTTGATGCGGCCAAGCACCTTGGCAACCGAGCCCTTGACATCGACCGACCCATCGTTCTTACCGTAGCAAGCGGCCATGTGGGCGTTGGTCGGCGTGTTACGCGCCGGCATGCCTGCGCCAGCCACCTTGGGCTGCTTGGCGACGAGCATCTGGATCTGCTGGGTGGTCGACTTCATTTCTTGCTCCGGGGCATGGGCTTGGCGCCCGACTTCTTGGCAGCTTCGCGCTGGGTCGAGTACGCGACGGCCACGGCCTGCTTCTGCGGCTTGCCGTGGGCCATCTCAGTCTTCACGTTCTTGCGGAAGGCGGCGGGGCTGGCGGACTTGACGAGGGGCATCACTTGCCTTTCTTGGCGGTCTTGGCCGACTCTTTGAACGCCTTGGCGGTCGGAGCGCCGGCCGTGCCGGGTTTGCGCATCTTCTCGCCGCTGCCGGCCGCGATGCGCTCGCGCTTGGCGTGGATGTTGGCGTAAAGCCCTGGTTTGGTCGCCATTTCAGCACTTCCACCGTTTGAGGGCCGCTTTGGCCCGTTCACCGTCCTTGGCCTTGGCCGCCACCCCACCCATACGGGCGCAGAATGACGCTTTTCGACCCTTGTCGGCCTCGGTCTTGGGGTTCGGCGCCGGCGCCTTGAGGTTCGACCCCGTGGCGGCATTGTACTTGGCCCGCCCCTTGGCCGTCAGCCCCGCGCCCTGGCTCACGGGCAGCTTCTCGCCCCGTCCGACGCTCAAACTGACCGACTTCCTAGCCATCAGGCCCCCATCCAGCCGGTGGAGACGGCTGCCGGCCCGCGTGCGGCGATGGTCCGAGGCCGTTCGACGTACTGCCGAGACGCCACGGGGTAGGCGAACGTCACCGCCAGCGCGTCTGCTGCGTCGGGAGAGGCCAATCCGCGGGATTTCATGTCCTTTTTGGACTCCAGAAACATCTTGCCGCTGCTGTCAGGCTTGGTCTTGGGGCCGGTCAGGTCGGTTTTCAGTTGCCGGTCGTCGGGAATCGACGCGCTCTTGAGCCAGTCGCGCATCGCGCCCCACATCTCCGCGCGCTTGTTGCCCCACATGACCTGGTTCTTGGCCTTCCAACCAAAGTTGACGCCGCGCACCTTATACCGCTGCTCGTTGAGCCTGTCAAGTATGCCATACCCCAGGCCACCCTCGTCCATGACGGTCAGCGTGGGCTTGAAGTCCTCGATGGCCTCGATGATGTGCCCCACGACGGTCATGGTGTCGTCGCCCTTGTAGCGCCGGATGGCCACCAAGTCCCGCCCCTGGCGCACCACGATGACGGTACTGTCGGCTCCCGAGCGCGCCGGGTCCACGCCGATGACGATGGGCGCCGTGGGGTCTTTGTACCTGGCGCGCTTGGCTGCCTCGTTGACGATGTAGGGGCCGATGAACTGGTCCTCACCGGTGCTGGGGAACTGCCCGTAGACCTCGACGCGGGCCTGCGGCGAGTCCTCACCGTGCTCCTCGATGATCTGCTCGTAGATCGCCTTGTCGGTGCCCTCAACGCTTCTTGAATCTATTTGCCGCGAAGTCCAAAAATCCCGCTTGGCGTGGAAGCACTCGTAGAAGTACCCGGTCGGCCGGCGCGGGTTGCTGAACGCGAGCCAGTAGCGATGGACGATGGGCTCGGTGAAGAACCCCGCGGCCACCGACCAGATGGTGTCGGGGATGCCGCTGGCCTCGTCGAAGATGACCATCATGCCGTCGTGGTTATGCACCCCGGCATAGGCGTCCGGGTTCTCCTCGGACCACAGTTTCCCCTCGGCGCCCCAGTAACGCGTGCCCTTCTTCAAGTCCCGCTCGACAAGCTCCGTGAGCCACGCGGCCGGCGCGAGGTTGGTGGCCGAGGGCTCCCACCAGTGGGCGTTGATGGCCATTGTGGTCCACTTGGTCAACTCGCCCCAGGTGACCTTGCGCAACTGGTTCTCGCTGTTGGCGCTGACGATGACGCTTGATCCGATCTTGGTGGACAGCATCCACAGAATCAACCACGACACAAGCGCACTCTTGCCGATCCCCCGACCCGACGCCACGGCGCCGCGCAGGGCCTGGAGCACGGCGTCCGGGGCGCTGTTGGTGCGGATGTGCCTGGCGATGTCACGCAACACCTCGCGCTGCCACGCCCGGGGTCCGCTGAACCGTTCGAGTGGTGTGTTCTTCTGCCCCCAGGGGAAGACGAACATGACGAACGCCTCGGGGTCGTTGGCGAGCATGGGGGACCAGAGTTGACTCATCAACTCCTGCTCCTCCTGCGGCGCGTAGCGCGGGCGTTGCGCGGGCATCAGGTGCGATCGACGTTGTCAGGCGCCGGTAGCGCCGGGTCGTCCACGTCGGTGATCTCCTCCACGACGGGCAGCGCGGCCACCCGGGAGCGTGCCTGCTCCAGCGCGGCGGTGATGCTGATCGAGGTGGACAGTTCGATCTGTTTGCTCTCGCCGTAGGTCTTGCGGTTGTCGGCGCCCATGAGCCACTTGTAGGTGTCGATCTTGAGCTTGGACCGGGCAACGTCTTCGAGGGCGTCGTCGGCCTCGGCAATCTCGATGATGCGCCCTGCCCACCACTCGGTGCGCAACTCCTTGGCCTCCTTGTAGCGCTCCATGCGCCGCGAGTCGCGCTTGATCCAACGCCAGAAGGCGTCGTAGTCGATGTTGCGCAGGTCTTCAGCGACGACGGACTTCAAGGTGCGCCCGCGGGTGATCTCGGTGAGCACACGCTCGAACATGGCGTCGAAGGTGGCGTCGAGAAGCTCGCGCGTGAGGCGACGACGCTCCTGGGGGTCGAGGAGCGCGGTGGGGACGATGGGTGGGACGAGTGGTGGTTCGACTGGCTGGATGGCTTGATGTGCCGTGGGGGCCAGCCAGTGCGGCAGGGGCGCGTTGTCCATGGTGCGCTGATGCTACCACAGGGTTGGCGATGTTGAATATAGGGCTCTGTGGATTTATTTTGAAAAAATTTATCAGGGGGTGTGGGCCCTCCGTTTCTGTCACCGGACCTCGCCGGCCCTCCCCCTCCCCCGTCTCGCGGCCCGCCAGCCGCCAGGGCGCTAGGGCTGCGCGGGTCCGGGGCGCCAGGGTGCCAGGGTGCCAGGGTGCCAGGGTGCCAGGGTGCCAGGGTGCCAGGGTGCGGGGCTCCCCGGCTCCCCGGCTCCCCGGCTCCCCGTGGCACAGAGCATCCCGGCATCCCCGCACCCTGTATGTATGTGCCTGTATCGCACAATGCGGCAATGGTGCGGGGATGCGGGAGGATCCGGGGCGCGGGGATGCGGGGATGCTGCGGTGTATGGGTTCGGGGTATCGTACGATGAGGGGTGTGACACGTCGACTTTTGAATCCGAACGAACAAGGGTTTGACACTTTATGCATCGTACTTATTGCATCCCCGCACCCCCCGTTTCCTGTCGCAGCGTCGCAGCGGCGATAGACAATGCCCGATAACCCTGCGCTTTACTTGGGCTTTGCTACAGAGTACATTACGCACATGCGCTCCACCCCGGGGCGCGCAACCAGGAGAGATAGACACCATGTCCACCCTACTGCTCACAATCGTCAACATCGACGCCGATACATCGCATGTTGAATCCATCCCCATCGCCGATGCATCGGACGTGCGCACCATCCTCGCATCCCGTGGCGGTCACCTTGCAGAAGGCCCGACGTTCACCATCGACGACGACGACGACGACGTTACCTATCACGCCACCATCGCCATCTGAGGAGAATCGCATCGTGTACTACCGCGTATTCTGGACCGACGCCACGGGTAACCCGCGTATGTCCGACCCACTCCCATCGCTCACCATCGCCCACGCCTACGCTCAGGCTGTAGGTGGCACCATCGAGCGCTATTGACGCTATCCGCCTAGCCCCGGCGCCCGGGGCTACGGGATGCACAAGAGCATCGTCAACAATAGGAGAGATAGACCATGACAAACACAAACAGCATCGTCGTGTATGACGGTCCTTCGATCATTGATGGCCGTCCAATCGTCGTGATCCTCACTGGGTTAGCATCGTCAAGCGAGAATTCAAAGACGGGCGATCTAGTGCAATCGTTCGTGATCCGCTCTGACGTGTCGCCAACGGATGCACTGAAAACTGGTGCCGATGCATCGATCTGCGGCCAGTGCCCGCATCGCCCGTTGATCGCCCGCATACTCGAACGCGCCGGCCTGCCGTGGTCGCCCTGTTACGTCAACGTGGGGCAGAGCGTACTATCTGTTTACCGTGCATACCGTCGTGGCAGTTATCCCGTTGCAACTACCATCGGGCAGATGCGCGCACTACTGCGCGGCCGTCGTCTGCGCTTGGGTACCTATGGTGATCCTGCAGCTGCGCCAGTTCAGTTGTGGGCTCTACTGGTTAGCCTGGCAGACGGGCATGTGGGTTACACGCACCAGTGGCAGTCGGTCGGGTTTGACGTCACATCGTGGGCGCCGTTGGTCATGGCCAGCGCAGACAACGATGCAGAGGCTGCGCAAGCTACTAACATGGGCATGCGGTATTTCCGGGTATCCATCGGCGTCGACAAAGGGCCGCTCGAAGTGACATGCCCGGCATCGGCCGAAGGAGGGCGCAAAGCTCAGTGTAGCGA